CTGCAATCATGCTTGCCGAAGGCGAAGGAATAACAAATGACCAAATCCAAGAAGCACTCCCCGATACAGACGGAGACGGAGCAGTCAATAATCAGTCAGGTTCCCCAGGAGTCGATGAAGGACTTTATCGAGGGCCTAGTGGCGATGGCTCAGGCCAAGCGCGAGCAGCAAAAACCCCAATTGAATCCAATGTCGCAGGAGTCTTATCGCAACGTATCCAGGGAAGATCCCCCGCTCGGTCTACTGTCCCAAGTACCCAAGAGGTAAAACAAGCAGCTGAACTTGTACGCAAGGTGTTGTCAGTCGGCCTCACAGGTAGTGAGACTGAGAACGGAATTAAGAACATTGATGAAGTTCACAAACTAGCTGACGTAGTCGGTATTACTCTACATATGACAGACAATGTGGCTGAGATCCTTGAAGCAGCTGGGTATGATCCCGCCGAGGCTATGGGGTCAAGGATGCTTGGGGTTTACACGCCATCTACATCAATAGCTTATGCACTAAATCCGAGTGAAAACTTGTCTGAGTTCGATTCATATATTACTGCACTGCATGAAGTCGCCCATGCAATCAATGATATGTCAGGGGACGCATTCACTGAAACATTCGGTGAATTCAATATGAAGAATCCAATGACAGAGGTTGCAGATACAGCTAGACGTGGCTCGTTTGATGCCCACGTTGCTGAGATGCTACTCATGCACAAACTTGGATTACACAGTGCCAAGGACAAGAAAGCCCAAGCTGAACGTAAGCAAATCATAACCGAGATGCGCAGGTTACAGGACAAGGGTAAGTTCGATAATGGCAGGGATGTACGGTATATTGGCGGGGCTCAATCACGCGATGCAGATCGTCGTGATACACCATATTATAAGTACATTAGAAATGCCCCTGAGTTTGCTGTTGATGCGTTGTCATTCTACATTCACAATCCAAAACGTATGAAAGTAGAATACCCTGCAACCGCTAAGATGATACGCAGGTTTTTCAAGAACTCGGGCAAAATCAACTTCTATAGTCACCCTCTAGCAATGGCTGTCGCCGTTGTCCTGGCATCTATGCTTAAAGCAGAACAGGAAGAGGAACAGAAGAAGCAAATGCCACCAGGCGCACTAAACGCACCAATGGCATCAGGCATGTTGTCTGCCCAGCAAGCCTAAGACCCCACCCCAAGGAGACTGTAATGTTAAAAACTGCATTGGACTTAGTTCCAATCCTAGAGGCTATTGATGTCGTAAAGTCGTCAAAGCTCCTAACCAAAACACAACAGCACACAGTGTTACGTGAGGTCGCCCAAGCGGTGCCAGCACCTGTCTTTTGCAAACAATGCCCAGAGACACTGTTTATTATTAACCAACTCTTGGAGACGAAAGATGGGCCACAAGCCAAACGCGCCTCGAAAGAAGCAGCCGCCAAAGCCAATTCTTTTCCCCAAAAAGGGGCCACCACTCCACCAGAATCCATTTGCACTCCAACATCAAACTCCAGAGGGACGGGCAAAGTTTCGAGAGATGCTGAAGAACCGAAAAAACAAGGGCGGGAGACCGTTGGGCGTTCCAGACGGCCACACAAAGGAAACCATCAAACCAATCCTTGAGAAAGCTAAAGAGGACGCCAAAAGGGCGGTAATTATTATGAAGCAAGATTATGACATTGAAGACCCCCGTGCAGAGGAAGCCCTCACAACCGCGGTAGAAATCATGCGCACACCAGTGCATAACAGGGATCGTTTACAGGCTGCAAAGTTGATCTTAGATTTCACAAAGATCAAACCTGTCGCTAAGTCTGAGATTACTATTGGTAAAGCTGAGGAATTCCTAAGCTCATTACTAGATGACGACGCAGCTAATTAAGCCTATTCCGACGAAAGACCAATTAGCGGACGTCCGTAAGCGTCTTTATCATGACTTCAGCTTTTATGCGAAGGGCGCACTGAAGATCCGCACTAAGTCAGGTGACATTGCGCCCCTAAAATTAAAACCAGCCCAGAAAATCCTCAATGACGCTGTTACTGCACAGCTAGAGACTGAAGGTAAGGTCCGTGTGATCATACTGAAAGCGCGGCAACAAGGACTATCGACCTACGTTGGGGGCTACCTGTACTTTAGCGTCTCGCAACGTAAGGCTGCGAAGGCAATGGTGATCACCCATCACAGTGACTCAACACGCGCGCTTTTCGATATGACAAAACGTTATCATGAGAACTGTCCGGAGATCCTGAAGCCACACACTAAGTATTCATCCCGGCGCGAATTATCTTTCGATGTACTCGATAGTTCATATGTCGTTGCAACTGCTGGTGGCGAAGCGATTGGTCGGGGCGAGACCCTGACCCACGTTCATGCTTCGGAACTTGCTTTTTGGTCCAAAACCACCGCTGCCGACAACTGGAACTCGCTGACCCAAGCTGTCCCCAATACTAAAGGCACCGCTATATTTGTCGAGAGTACAGCCAATGGTGTCAGCGGGATCTTCTATGATCTCTGGAAGGGTGCTGTCGAGGGAACCAACGGCTACGTGCCTGTGTTCATCCCTTGGTTTGCTGACCCAGAGTATCGTGAGACGGTCCCAGAGAACTTCGAGCAAACCCCAGACGAGGAAGAGCTTGCGTCTAAGTATGACCTCGATGACGAGCAGCTGATGTTTCGTCGTCGTAAGGTCGCACAGAACGGTCTCGACCTGTTCAAACAAGAGTACCCCTCAGAGCCTGAAGAAGCCTTCCTAACGACAGGTAGACCCGTGTTTAATCCAGAGCAGCTACAAGAGGCTATAGGTACTACACAGGACGTACAGGAGCGCCTGGCCTTAGAGGGCGATGAGTGGCTCCATAACGTCCGAGGTGAGCTTACAATTTACAGGCGTCACAACCCTGGGGAGCAATATGTCATTGGTGCTGACGTAGCGATGGGCGTCCGTGGTGGTGACTATAGTGTTGCCCAAGTTCTAGACAGCAAGAAGCGTCAGGTCGCAACCTGGCGTGGACATGTGCACCCAGATTACTATGCAAATGTCTTGTTTCACTTAGGTCAATTCTTCAACACGGCATTTATTATTGTCGAGAACAACGGTCACGGTCTTTTAACTTGCACTAGGTTAGCCAAAGACATGGCATACCCAAACTTCTTTACTGAGGTTCAAGTGGACAAACTAACGGATAAAGAGACCATAAAATTAGGCTTTAACACCACAGCTAAAACTAAGCCTTTAATCATCGACGAACTAAGAGCGTCTGCCCGTAAAAACGAGATAGAACTCAATGACAAAACTACGATCCGCGAAATGCTAACTTACGTCGTGACTGAAAGTGGGTCTATGGAGGCTGAACCAGGGTGCTACGATGATTGTGTCATGTCCCTAGCTTTAGCCAACCACGTGCATGAGGGCGCTTGGGAACCAATAGAAAGCGCAGATGACTATTACATTGAAATGGTATGATCAATATGGATAAAAATAACTACAATAAGATCGATGATGATAAACTCGTCGCTATCTTAGATGACAACATCCGTAGATCTATCGGGTATTATGATTCACAGATAAGTCGTGAAAGAAAGCGGGTAGTAGATTTTTACAATGCAACACTCCCCCGCCCAGCACACGATGGTAATTCTAAATATGTCTCTATGGATGTTTACGACACCGTAGAAAGTATGAAGGCTGCACTGCTAGAAACATTTAGCACGGGCTATAAGACGGTACGTTTTGCTGCGCAGACTGGTGAGGACGTGCGCATCGCTGAGATCGCTACAGCCTACTGTGAGTACGTGGCGAACCGCCAGAACAACCTATTCGAGGTCATGCAGTCTGTCATCCACGACGGCCTGATTGCTCGTGCTGGTCTTTGTAAGGTTTACTGGGATGAGCGCGAGGAAAGCTACCTAGAGACAATTCAGGATTTAACTGAAGAAGAGTTTGATCAGGTTGTTGCTCAGGATAACATCGAGATTGAAGACGTTGAACAAGATGAACTGGGCCTATACTCAGGTGATCTCCGTATTTACCAGGACGTTAGTCAGGTAGCTATTGAAGCCATTGCTCCTGAAGAGTTTATTATCGAACCACAATGTCGCTCATTAGAGATGGCA